CTCTAGGCTCTGGGCGTCAAGAACAGGTGAAAAGAAGCGCATGAGGCGGTCTTGTGGTAGACCCTTTGGCGGTCGCTTCTTCTGGTTAAGAAAGCGATAGAGCTCACTATCGTCTATGATTATGAACGGTTCCTCTTTCATAGTCCAAATACCTCCTTTGGTATTCTGTGAAATTCATACCCATATTCCTTGCAAAGGGCGCGTGTCGCTTGCAGACTGGGTTCGCCGGCGGGAAGACCCGCCGCCATGCGCTCGTCCCGCAGGCCCCGCCACCGCCGGCGCAGCTTGCCCAGTGAGCTCTCTCTTGTGGCATTCTTGCCCGGCACCAGAATGTTGACAAAGTCCCGATTCAGCATAATACTTCGGTCTTCGCGGAAATGAGACATCAGAACATACAGGTCATTGTAGCTGAAGGTAGCGTTTGCTTCCCACTTTGCCACTGGATGGGTATGTATGCCGATGTAGCGATGCCCGATCCCTGGGGGGGGCTGTTTCCGCACCGTCCTCGCGGTGCCTACCACGATGGGAGATTCACTAACCGCCTTCAGCGTCTCTCCGTAGGGGACGGAAATCTCGATCGCACTGCCAGCTTCCTTCCCTGTTTCCGCGGTTATGTTCCACATCTCGGCGAACCGTTCTCTCATCTCTTCGTTCCAACGCGGCACAAGCTTCGTTGGGTCTTTGGGCACGGGTTTCACGGGGGGCGGTTTCACAATAGGTGGGGGCACGGGCTTCATGGGACGCGGTTTCACAATAGGGGGCAGTGGACGCGGGGCTGGTGTTGGAAAGACCCCGCCCGCTGGTTCTACAAGTGGAGACATAACGCATCGGCATCGTGGATGGATCGGCGGCGTATGGCTTTCATAGTCCCAAGTGCCGACCTTAAATGCCGTGCCGTGGAGCGCCGCGCACTTGGGGCAGATATTCGGGTCGCCGCTTGTTAGGAATTCCGCTTCAGCGATTCCAATCTCTTTGAATGCTTCAGTCCTTGCGGCATTGGTTGCCCACGCGCTTTCGGTCTCGACTATCATCTCGCCGCGTTGCTTCGTCACATGCAGCAGATCAGCCATCTTCTCCCGCGCTTGTTCGGTTGTAAGATCACCTCGCACATATTCAGCCAAGATATTCCGGGCGCGGGTTTCGGTGAACCTTGATACCGTGACGCTCACCGTCCACGCTCTTTGGGTAAGGGCGTTGACAAACTCATCACCGAACCTCTGGCGGGTTAGCTTCCGGACGCGCCCCAAACTAACCGCTGCCGCATCTATAGGCGGTTGTTCCGCAAGGGACTTAGGTGTTCGGCGGGCGATTTCGGCATCTGCTTGCTTGAGAATCAGGGGCATTTCTTGTGCCCACAATTGCCACAACAGTTTGTAAAGGGTGGGAGCGAATGCAAACTCGCGCGGGTCTATTGACCGGGGGGCGGTCGCCAGCCGCCGAAAGAGGGAAGCAAGGGGGTTAATCACCTGAAGGGTAAACCGTCGATAGACCCGCGCTTCTACCGGGAAGAGAGAAATGAAGGGAGCGGGCACAGGAGAGGGGGCGCCCGCCCCTCTTCGTCTGTCTAGTGCTACGCTTATTGTGCCACCTCCCCTTCAGGGGGTGGCGGTATGATTGTCGGTTCTTCCGAGGAGGTTGGTAGTGCTCCTAAGCTTTGCTCGATTTTAGCGACGAATGCCATTCCCGCCGGGTCTTCAGGCATACCGCCTGCTTCGATATAGTTCTTGAACGCACCGGCAAGGACTGCAATGTCTTCGGGTGCCCTTTCGGCTGCTGGGAACTTACCATAGTTGGCTTGCGGCCCGAAGTTCACCTCGACGAGTGGTTTTACTATCTGATTCAGCACGCTATCCATCAATCCTTCGTATATTGTGCCCGTTAGCCGCTCGAAGAAATCGTAATGTGCCTTACCAAGGCTTAGCGACCCAGTCCGTTGCCCTTCTTGGTAAATCAGCGTTGGGATAAGCAGCCCGCGCATTATCTTAAGATCGATGGCGGTCAACGCTTGGTCAAACGGTTTCCACGCATCGCCACTTGGGGGCACAAGGACTTCGACCCTTGCGGCAGGTGCTTCTGGGTCTGGGGGCACGGGGATATGGATCGCAGAACCTCGCCCATAGAGATTACCCACCTCTTCCTTCGCAATATCGAAGAATGATTCCTTGTTGCCCGTGGTCGGGTTCGTGCGGACGACATCCGGCCAATAGCATGCTAGCATCGGGTTTCCTTGATTATCAAGCGCGCTCAATCCCATCTTGGTAATCGGTGCCTTTAGCTTCCAGTGCCGATGGACGCGCCGCAGCATCGAATACCCATAAGGCGTCCCCTGGCGAGGGTTGAGAATCAGATGCAAACATTTTGCGGGCGGGATATCGATATACCCACCCTCTTTCGGCCGCTGCTGGATTCCCTTCTCTTTGTCAAGCTGCTTTGTGCTCTTGTCCAACTTGAACCGCACCTGCTCACTTGGCAACACCAGCGTATCTGCAAAGGTAACCCATTTCCCCTCCACACCGAAAATTAGCTCAACAACGGCGAAACCCGCCCACAGGGATACGAACAGTGCTTCCGCCAGGAACTCACGCGCCCCCCTCGGCAGCCGTTCGAATTGCTCATTGATAAATAGCTCTATCTGCTGGTCTTTATGCTCATAGTGCTCGAATCGGCTCATCACGGAATTCACCACAAACTCCAGCGCCGGCCCAACGGCATCATCTTCCTCCGCCATCTCCCTGAAGTCTTTTAGCAGCCGCCACTCGGGACACCGCACGAACGCGTCCCCCGCCTCATATACGAGCGGTCTTCCTAATGCCAACCCCACCATCTTGCGGAACTCAAAAGGCTTGATAACCGATAACCGTCCCGTCCTTTCAGGCATCAACTACCACCTCCCTCTTTCCTGAAAATCCCGGTGTAGCTGTAATGACCACCCTACGCCGGCTCTTCAAGTAGTTTATACCCAAAGTGAGCGCATCAACCTGATCATCGTGCCTCCCTGCTGGGAATTCAGCACACTCAGCGATAAAGTCTTCTACCCAAGGTGCCTCAGCGGGAAGCAAGACCCTTCCGCCTTCAACTTGACCCGAAATACTCTTTACACGGGCGACCTTATCGCTGTCGGCGGTTACGGGTTTAACCGGCAGATGCGAGATTGAGCGCAATTCTTGGATAACGGATTGTCCCGAACTGCTATCTTCGATGAGAATCAAGTCGGGGTAGTTGCGTTCAGCCCCCGCGTGTTCGTATTCGCTCACAACCGCCCGCTTCAGGTCGGGAAACTCAAGGCGCCGCTTGAGTCTGCGCGTTACATAGTCCCCGTTGGGGTGCTCCTCGATCGTCAGGCAGCAAGAATAGTCGTGCTGTTGCCCCTTCTTGGCTGCGGTATCCCAGGTTTGCACCACGAACGAAGGCTTTGCGGGGGGGGTTGCGTAGCGCTGCCACCAGTCCCTCTGGAGCAGCAGACCTTCTTCAGGTGTTGGGCGTTGCTGGTATTCGCTCGTGAACGCCACAGTGCCGATGGTGTGGCGTCGGTGCTCCAGTTCCTCCAGTGGGAACCGTTCTGCCCACAGTGGGGCACCTTCTTGGCGTCCAAGCGGGTCGTTTGCCTCCGCGAAGGCTGGAAGGGTAATGACTTCGCAAGGTTTCGCGTCAGACGCAATCTGTGCGCGTTGTTTGCGTTTAACATTGGCACCTTGTAGCTTTAAGGTATCATCGAACAAATCCGCGCCTGCCGCGTTTGTGGGCGTCTGTGCCAAAAGCGCCTTAAGCCGTCCAATATAGTCGTCGTAATGCCAGCGGGTACCCACGACAATCAGCCCGCCTCCTGGTTCGAGGCGGGTGTAGAGCGTGCGCCGGAAGAATTCCCAAAGATGGTCTCTGGCTATCTTTGAACGCGCTTCCTCATCGTTCTTGATTAGGTCATCGACCACAATGAGATTGCCCCCGTGCCCGGTCAGCGAGCCGCCTACGCCCGTTGAGAGCATTCTACCCTCTTCCCCGCGAAGCTTCCAGTCCGTGGCGGAGAATGTGTCCCTAGAGATGCAGATGCCCAGCTCTCGTGCATGAACAGTGATTGTGTCCCGTGCACGCC